AGCACGGTGAACGAGATGCCGTCTTCGCCACCACCGCCCCAGTCGATGGCAAGCATGCGGTGCTTGTACTCGTCGATGTTCTCCAGGCACGCCGGGTCCGGTTCTTTCTTGTTCTTCCACGGCAGCACGCAGGCTTTCCGCAGGTCTGTTTCCGAGATCAGCTTCTGCCCGGCGTCGATGGATTCGCCCATCACCTCGTTGTAGAACTGGGCCTGGGTCATGTTGCCCCAGCCTTCGCGCTTCATCAGGAGCGTCGACCACTTTTCAGGGTCAGCGAAGTGCAGCGGCAGCAAAATCTGCGGCACGTGATATCCGGCGAACACCCATCGCCGGTCGGGATAGCGGTGAACCCAACGACCGTGCCGCGGGTTGATTGGCTTCTGGCATTTAGCGCAAACAGTGCCGGGATATTTCTCGCTGATGTGAATGTTGTACGGCCCGATCATCTTGTCGAGATCATGTTCAATCGACGGAATGTTCCAATGCTTGCACGAGTGACACGGAATGAACCACTCGGCCGCGGAACTCCGGCGGTACGCGCCCTCTAGAGGATTGTCCAGCGACTTCGGCGTTCCGGCCATTCGTGTCAGCGCGTACCGTGAATACGACATCGTTTCCTGGATGATCGGAATGTGGTCCGGATCCAAGTCCTGAATCTCGTCCAACGAAACTTGGTCGCTCGACACGCCACGGACGCGGTCAGCGTCGAGTAGCGCGAACGAGAACAGCATGACGCTCTTGTTCTTAAAGCTCCGCTGAAGCACGTTGTTCTCGGTGTCCGTCCCGGTCCAGAGCGCTTTGACCGGGGACTCATCGATAAAGCGGCGCACGTAGTTGTTCGAGAAACGCCGGATCTGCTCGTACAGCGGTGTGACGTACAGCGTCTTGAAGAACGGCAGGCAGTTGGAAAGCACCACGCCGTGCGATGCGAGCGACGTGCTCTTTGACACCTGGCGCCCTGTTTTGAGCACCAGATTCTTGGGCATGAGTAAACGGAAAAGGGGCGAAAAGCAGTAATGGTCCCCGAGGTCATACGGGCGGCCGTTCAGATTCAAAACAAGCGGCAACAACGGCGCGAGTGACGGAAACGCTTTTTGAGCCGCGAGCTGCTGCAAGATGGCAGAACGCGCCTCGACCTCTTCGCGCCGCTTGATGTCGACTTGTGCCAGATCCTCCAACATCGCCCGGATGTTGGCGTTCTTGATGGTCGGCTTAGTGTTCGTTTCAGATTCGCGCGGGTCTAATACCGGCGCATTACTCAATGGTGCCATATGTGCAAGCGTCCAAATCGGCGTCGACAATCCAACCGGCAACCCGTCGGCGAACTGCAATGGTTCGAAGACGGAATCCATGACGTCATGGGTTACGCCGGGCAGGCTGTCTACGAGCTGTTTCGTTGCGCGGCCGCGCTCTTTAAAGCCCTGTTCAAGAGCGTGTGATTCCGCATTATGACGGCAGCAAAGCCCAGACGAGTATACTAAACGGTGGCTCGACTGGGTTTTTTAAAGGAGGCACATATGGCCATCATTGGACACAGCGCGAAACTGTACCAAGAACGCCGCCAGCCCGATTTGCGCCAGACGTTGCGCGGTCCGGGCCCGCAGATTTATCTGCCAGACAACGCTGTGCACTTTCTCAAACTAGAAGCGCCGTTACCGCTTCCGGCACTGCTCAATGAAAACTGCAATCCCAAAGACGGCTTGACGCCTGTCTGGCCGCATGGAGACACCACAGCCCCGTGAGCCAACCGTACGATTACGAAGGTCTGTTCCTCAAGATTGGCGGCGGTTTGTTGATCGCCGCTATTTTTGGCTATTTTGCCAACATCGGTACATTCGCTGACGTGCTCTGCGCAGCGTTTGCCGCTTACGTTGTGCTCCGCATAACGAACGCGATGCGCCGCGCAGACACAAGACCACCGCGACAATGAGGGCGCATGTTTCCTCTTTTTGACTTTTTTGCCGTTGTCCTTGCCGCGGGCGCTGTTCTTGACGCCTGGAACAAGGGCAGCATCTTTGCCACCTGGCGCGCGCGGCTGCAAGCAACCCAAGACGTCACTGATCCCGAAACGGTCAAGGGTCGCATTTTGGAGCTGTTGAGCTGCGCGTTCTGTCAGTCATACCACGTGCCTTTTTGGCTCCTGGTCCTGCTCTTGGCAAGCTCTCACCTCAGCGCTACGCTGGGATTCATCGTGCACCTTTTGGTGTACGCACTGGCTGCTACGCGGCTCGTGCATGTGTTGGACGGCCTCTTACCGCCGCGCCTGCGGCATTCACCCCCTCGCGAAGGAGTCGACTTTGGACCCCATTGAAACTCAACCAACCCGCCTGTCGTATGACACCGAGCTGTTCAAACGGGCCACCGAGTTCAGCGAAAGCGCTCTCGCGGCCATTCCTGAGTTGCACGGCATCGCTATCATTCCGCTGTGGACAGTGCAGCCCGAAGGCGCGCCCAACGGCCTGCTTCAACTGCGCGACCCAAAGCCGCCGTTTGTTGCAAGCCTGCTGATGCTGCTCAAGCGGCTGATCGCTTTTTCGAACGACGCGTACAAAGACATGGTCATGCAGCTGCAGATGTTCGATCGCCACGCTGCCGAGTTGGCAACCATGATTGCAGCGCGCACAGAACAGCTGCGGTCTACGCCGGAGTCGACGCCGCCTAATGAATAAACCCAATCCGGTGCTGACTACTGAGGTCTACATTACCGCGTGTAATGAAACCCTCACCGCGATCATCGAAAACCAATACGGGCGGTTGGAAGCCGGAGAAGCTCGCGCGGCTCTAGAGACGGCATACGGGCCAGTCTGGAACGAAGACGAGCTAAACGCCGTGTTTGAAGTTGGCGGGGCGTCTCCGCCGTACGTATCGGTCGTGGCCCGCGAGACAGGCAAACGCGGTACCGTGCTGCGGTTAGATTCTCCCCGGTTCTACTTTCTATTCAACCCGGAAGTTTTGAGCGAGGTTGTTTCCGATGGCTGACGATGTTCCGCACAAGTTTTCCACCGGCGCAGAACGGTCCTCAGATCGCGACGAAGAACGCTGGGATCTCATCAGTCCCATCGGACTGCGGGCTCTAGCGCGCACGTACGCGGAAGGCGCCAAAAAACGCGGCGCGGCTAACTGGGAAAACGGAATGCCCGTGACTGACCTGCTCAATCACGGCATCGCGCATCTCTATGCGTTCCTTGGCGGCGACCGAAGCGAAGACCACCTGGGCCACGCTGCGTGGAACATCCTGGGCGCAATTCACTCGTTGGAAAAGTGGCCGGAACTGAACGAAGGCCTGCTGCGGGGCGAAGGCTGCTCCTGTCCTCCGGCGGCGGTTGTTTCAAAACAAGAACCAGCGTCGGAACCGCCGCAAATAACCGTCAAAGACGACCTACCGCGGAGCTTTGAGTCAGTCTGGCCGCACTGGATGACTCTGCGGCGCTAAAGTTGACGGCAGCTTGCAATGCGCGTTTGACGTGCTACTGTGAACTACAGCAATACGGCGCATCCGGTGCTGCTCTAACTGCAGCCCCTTCTTTAGCCACTTCACGCAACTAAGCAAATCAAAGGCACTCTCATGTCCAAATCCGACGCTGAGGCGTTGTTTGAATCTGACGACGCGTTTGCGCAACAACCCGCAACCGCCACGTCAACACGGAAGAAAAAGTCCGGCACGGCGGCCGAGATTGATCTGCCAGAGTCTTCCGATGATTACCCGCCCACGACAACCAATGACTTGGGCGACGTGATTGACGGGACCGAGGACGACATTTCCGATTTGGAGCACGAAACAGCTCCACTCGCTTTCGACGTCGAAGGCGATGCCCGTGACCCAGCGGTGACTGCGGCTGTCAAAGCTGTCATGCAGGCCACCGCAAACAAGAAGAGGATCCCGCCCATGGCCGATACTGCAAAGAAGACCACCACCAAGGCTGACTCCATCCGCGCGACCATCGCAAAGATGAAGGCGACTGGAAACAACGCCATCCGCCCGCGCGACGTGATTGCCGCGCTGGAAAAGCAGGGCATCACCGTGACCGCGCCCCAGGTCAGTGTGATGCTGCGTGATTGGGACAAGCAGGCCGACAAGCCGACGACGAGCGTGAAAACGCCCGCCAAGGTCGTGCGGGCCGTCAAGTCTGAGAAGCCCAGCAAGGCAACGACTCCGGCCGAGACCGAAGCGCGCCGAGTGGCGAACAAGGTCCGTAGCATCGAGGTTACGCCCCAAGCGCAGCCCCAAGCACAATCAACGAACGGCGCAGCGCACGCCGGGCTGATGCAGACGGCTGCGTTCGTCAAGTCGGTTGGCGGCACGCAGGTCGCGCGCGAGCTGCTGTCGGTCTTCGAGCAGCTGATGGCCGCGGGCGGCTGACCATTGGCGCGGACCCCCAGCGGGGTCGGGTGTCTTTAGGCAGAATGTGCGCCTAAAGCCCCGGCCCCGCGGGCCCGCGCTCACCTGGCACCATGCCAGCACATCGCGCTATTCAAGCGCAATGTTTCACACGGAGGCTCGTATGCCCGCAGCATGTCCTGTGCAGCCCGTGGCGCGGTCTACATCGACCATGACCATGCCTGCCGGGACCATCAAACGCATTCATGTAAATCAGCACATCATCCGAAAGAACGTAAAGACGGCCCAAAACGACCCCGGCATCACCGTGCAGTGGAAGGGCAAGTCTTACGTCGGTCGCGATGTTGTCATCAAGGGCGACAGCCAACTGATTCAGCGCATGCAGCAGCCGCTGGCGTGCGGCGCCCGAATCTGGATCGAAACCACGGCGGAGGTCGACATCCTGTGAGGTACACCCAGGAAGAGCAAGACAGCGACGAAGAGCGCGTCAATAACGCGTTCGAAGCGCTGGACGCATTTCGCAAGCAGTTCGGCGACATCGTGAAGTTCGACGCGCTGACCATCACAGACGTCGGCAACGTTGTCCTGAACGGATTCAAAGGGCCAGTAGCGGCGAAAGATATCTATTCGCGTGACGAGCTGCTGGCCGCGTTGGAGGTCATCGCCGACAGTCCCGGCGCTGACATTGAAGAGGCAATTGTTATTGCCGTGAGCGACTACCGCGAGACCCATCAAAAGAAAGAGAGTGAAGCATGAGTCACATCGTGAACGTCAAGACCGAAGTTCGTGACGAAGCCGCCATCCGCGCGGCCTGTATGCGCCTTGGCTGGGCGCAGCCGACGTACAACACCTTCCAGGTGTACGCTGTCAAGAAGACCGGCCTGGGTATCGTCGCGCCGGAGTGGAAGTATCCGATCGTCGCGGACGTCACCACCGGTGACCTGGCGTACGACAACTACAACGGCCACTGGGGCCCGCAGGCAAAGCTCGATTCGTTCCTCCAGGCGTATGCCGTGGAGAAGGCCAAGCTCGAAGCCGCCAAGAACGGCTATTCGGTGTTCGAGGAAACCCTCTCGGACGGTTCGATCAAGCTCTCTGTCACCGTGGAGTCCTGAAAACATGTCGAAGACCATCGAAATCATCGTCAGCCCCAAGGGCGAAACGAAACTGGAAACCAAGGGGTTTGCCGGGTCTGGTTGTCAGGAAGCGAGCCGTGCGTTTGAGCAGGCTCTGGGTGCGAAGACCAATGAGCAGCTGACCTCCGAGTATTACGCGGAGCCCAACGCCAACCAGATCGAAGCCACCAACTGAGGACAACCATGTCGCTGCCACAAAAGATCAAGGAACTCGTGTGCGCGGGCTTTTCCGGCATCTGGGTCGATACGCAGGAGACGGCTGACGCTGTCGAAACGATCCGCAAGATGGCCAACGAACGGGATTGGGGCTGTGAGTGCTGGGATCTCGATTGCCAGCTGTATGTTCACGGCGCGCAAGCTCCTGGCCCCGTCCAGGCGCTGCGCTGGCTCGATACGCCCAACGGCCGGGCCAAGCAGCCGCAGCTTCTCGTGCTGGTGAATTTCCACAAGTACATCACCAACCCGGAGGTCATGCAGGTGCTCTCCAACCGGGTGCACGCGGGCAAGAAGATCGGCCAGCACGTCGTCATCGTGTCGCCAGTCCTGCAGATGGTGCCCGAGATCGAGAAGCTGTTCACCCTCGTGCATCACGACCTTCCCGATCGTGAGCAGCTGACCACGATCGCCAACGAGTTGTTCGTCGGCGAAAACGAAAGCCTCAAGCCCCCGGCCGACGTGATCGCGGCGGCCGTCGAGGCTGCTGCGGGCATGACCCGGATCGAGGCCGAGAACGCGTTCAGCCTGTCGCTGGTGCGGCACCGGACGCTGGCTCCCGACGTGGTCTGGACGCTGAAGAGCCAGAACATGGAGAAGGTCGGCACGCTCAGCCTCTACCGCGGCGACGCGTCGTTCGAGTCGCTCGGCGGCCTGGAGAACCTCAAGGAGTTCTGCGTGCGGGCAATGAAGCGGCAAGGCGAGCCCAGCCCAAATCTGCGGCCCAAGGGCGTTATGCTCTTGTCGCCGCCGGGCTGCGGCAAGTCGCAGTTCGCCAAGGCACTCGGCAACGAGGTTGGGCGGCCCACGGTGATGCTCGACTTCGGCTCGCTCATGGGCAAGTTCGTCGGCGAGTCCGAAGGCAACATGCGGCGCACCCTGGCGATGATCGACGCCATGTCGCCGTGCATCCTGTTCGTCGACGAGATCGAGAAGGCGCTGTCCGGTGTCGGCAACTCCGGCCAGACTGACTCGGGCGTGACCGCGCGCCTGTTCGGTACGCTCCTGACGTGGCTCAACGACCACAAGTCGGACGTGTTCTTCGTCGGTACGTGCAACAAGATCGAGCAGCTCCCGCCGGAGTTCACGCGCGCTGGTCGCTTCGACGGCGTGTTCTTCGTGGATCTGCCGGGCGACGAGGCCAGGGCCTACATCTGGAACCTCTACCTGGAGAAGTTCGGGCTCGACAAGCTCCAGGACAAGCCGGACGACACGAGCTGGACCGGCGCCGAGATCGAGAGCTGCTGCCGCCTGGCTCGGCTGCTCGACGTGTCTCTGA